ATGCACACCCAGCCGAAAATCCGCAGGTCAGCGACGTGCTGCGTGGGCGGGTCAGCTAACCGCAGCTAACCCAACCGCACGCCAGCAAACACGACCGCGGTGCAGCAAAGGATCCAGCAAAGTGTCCCTAGTCGGCGTCGCTCAGACCGGCGACAAACGCGCCACCCTCGAGGCCCTGCGCGACCTGCTGGCCACCGCGATCGATGACACCGACTCGGGCCGCGACCTGGCCGCGCTGGCGCTGCGCTTCACCGACGTCCTCAACGAAATTGACAAGCTACCCACCAGCAAGGATGTAACCGCCGCCGATGAAATCGCCCAGCGTCGCGCTGCCCGCCGGCGTGCAAGTGCCGCGCGTAAGGCACGCGCCCAGCAACCCGCGCAGTAACAGCTACGACGACGTCGTGGAACTGATGGCCGCCTACGGCACCATCTATGACCCGTGGCAAGAGAACGTGTTTGAGGGCGGCCTGGGGGAGCGGTCGGATGGGACGTGGGCGGCCAAGACGGTCGGCGTGTCGTGCCCGCGGCAGAACGGGAAGGGCACGATTGAGGAAGGCCGCGCCTTGGGTGGGCTGCTCCTGTTCGGCGAGCGGTGCATCATCGCGTCGGCGCACGAAGTGCGGACGGCGCAGATCATGTTTCAGCGGATCAAAGCCTACTTTGAGAACTTCGATGACCTGCGGAAAAAGGTCGCCAACGTCGGTAACGCAGTTGCTCGGGAGTACATCCGGTTGCGGACCGGGCAAGAGATTCGGTTCGTGACGCGGTCGAAGTCGGCTATCCGCGGTTTCTCGGTGGATTGCTTGTTGCTGGATGAGGCCGAGATTTTAAGTGATCTGCAATGGGAGGCGATTCTTTACACGGTCAGTGCGCGGCCGGCGCATCAGATTTGGTTGTTCGGGACGCCGCCGGCTAATCCTGGTGAGGGTGTGGTGTTTGGTCGGTTCCGCACGATGGGGCTCGAGGGTAAGGATCACCGGTCGGCGTGGTTTGAGTGGTCGGCGCCACCGGATTGTGACTTGGATGATCCGGCGGCGTGGGCGGCGGCGAATCCGGCGTTGGGGCGGCGGATCACGCATGACACGATCGTCACCGAGCGGGCGGTCGCCTCGGATGAGGGGTTTGCGCGGGAGCGGCTCGGGATTTGGGCTTCGCTTGGTGTGCATCGGGTGATCAGCCCGGAGTCGTGGCGGGTTTGTGCTGCTCCTGGTCTTGTCGCTAATCAGGATGCGGAAGTGTGTTTTGCGATTGATGTTGCGCCGGATCGTAATTCGGCGTCGATTGGGGCGGCGTCGTGGACGTGTGAGGGTTTGCCGTATGTCGATGTGGTGGAGACTCGGCGCGGTGATCCCGACTGGGGTGTGGCGAAGATCCTGGGCATGTGTGAACGGCACAGTGTTCGGGCGGTGGTTGTTGATGGGGCTAGCCCGGCGTCGACGTTGGTGGATCCGTTGCGGCAGTGCGGGATTACGGTGACGGTGACGACGGCGCGGCACATGGTGGCGGCGTGCGGCGGTTTCTTTGACGCGGTGATGGACGGCTATCTGCGGCATTTGGATCAGCCGATATTGAACACGGCGTTGTCGGTGGCGCGGAAACGGTCGATCGGCGACACGGGGTGGGGCTGGTCGCGTAAGGATTCCGAGTCGGACATCACCCCGTTGACGACGGCGACGCTGGCGTTGTGGGGATTGACCAGCTCTGAGGTCGCTGAGCAGCCGCGACCGCGCACCGGGCGCGCGGTGTTTGTGTAAAGGGAAATCCGTTGACGAACGAAGTGCAGCACGTGTTCTTTGAGGGCAGCCCGAACTTGGGTACGTTCACGCTGGCCCTTGATGCGGTGGTGAGTGCGCCGATTGTGGCCGACCCGACGACGGACGAATTGACGGCCGGGCTCGAGGGGATGGCGAATATCGGGCCGGGCAATGTGTTCGTGACTAAGCCGGTCACCTGGAGTTACCACATCGAGTTCATTGCCGAGCTGGGGCATCAGCCGATGTCGTTGCTGGTGGCCGATGGTACCGAGTTGAATCGCGGTACGGTGTCGGTTGAGGTTTTGACTGCGGGTGCCCCGGTGCCGGGTGTGCCGCCGGGCGGCAACTCGGCGAATTATTTTCTGGTGACCGGGTTTTGGGTGTCGGTGGAGTCGGCTGCCGCGGACAGCGCGGCGAATGCGTTGATGGTGGAGCCGATCGCGGCGGAAGTGACGTTTTATCCGCGGCTGGCTGACGGTACGTCGATTCAGGTTCCGCAGTTGGTGTGGCCGGACAGCAGTGTGCATGATACGGCGGTGGTGTTGGCGCCGGTGTCGGCGCAGATCGTTGCCGGTCAGCTTTGCACGATCAATGCTGATGCGACGCCTGGTGTGCAGTTGTTGTGCAATGCGCCGACGTTGGGCTTGTCGGAGCCGCTGATTTATGACGTGGATTTCCCGAGTGTCACGTATAACGCTGGGACGCAAGCTCTTTCAGGGTTCGGGTTTGAGGCGCCGCAGGATTCGACGCCGGTGTGTCTGTCGGATCCTGGGTTGGCGCGGTTGGAGTATTTAGGCCCGATACCGGGAGGTAGATGAGGCATGGACGCTAAGAAAAAGGGTTTCGTGGCGAACACGAAGGCGCCGGCGGGTTCGTATGCGGTGACGAAAAAGGTTGGCGGCAAAACGATTAAAAGCTACCCAACCGACACAATCGCACGAGCCCGTAACGCATTGTCCCGTGTCGGTCAGCACGGCACCGCGGCGGACAAAGGCAAGGTTTACGCCAAAGTGAAATCGGAGTATCCGGCGCTGGCGAAACGTTCCACCGTCATCAAAACACCGAAGCCAAAAGGCAAGGGCCGCAAGTAAACTCATGCTCGACCAGGACGACATCCGGCAACTGTTCGGCGACATGTGGACGTTGGCGCAAACCGAACGGCTGTGGCTGGACCGCATCTACGGCTACGTCACCGGGGTGTTGGGGAAACCGGAAGTGCCTGACGGTTCACCAAACGAAATCGTTGATCTGGCAAGGCTTTCCATCAAAAACGTGTTGGGTTTGGTGCGGGACAGCTTCACCCAGAACTTGTCGGTGGTCGGCTATCACACGGCGCTGGCGCAGGAGAACGGGCCGGCGTGGGCGATCTGGCAGCGTAACCGGATGGACGCCCGCCAGGCCGAGGTCTACCGCCCGGCGATCACCTACGGCGCGTCGTATGTGATCGTCACCGAGGATCCCGACAACCCCGGCCAAAGTGTGTGGCGGTGCAAGTCGCCGCGGCAACTGCTGGCGGTCTACGAAGACCCGTCGATTGATCTGTGGCCGACGTACGCGATGGAAGTGTGGGTCGATCAGGGTGAGGCTAAAGCGAAGTGGGTCGGCCGGTTCTATGACGACGAGTACGTGTACCCGCTGCAACTGGGTGGGCTGGAGGTGTTGCCGATCGACCAGTACGCCACCCCGATCATGCGGACGGCCACGATCCAACAGTTCGGGGATCCGATCCGCCATGGGGCGGCGAACACGCCGATCGTGCGGTTCGTCAACGCGCGGGATGCCGATGACATGATCGTCGGGGAGATCGCGCCGCTGATCCGCGCGCAGCAGGCGATCAACTGCGTCAACTTCGACCGGATCCTGGTGTCGCGGTTTGGGGCGTTCCCGCAGAAGGTGATTACCGGCTGGTCGGCGTCGCCGAACGAAGTGTTGGAGGCCAGCGCGAAACGGGTGTGGGCGTTCAACGACGACACCGTGCAAACCCACTCGTTTCCGCCGGCGGCGTTGGATCAATACAACGGTGTCCTCGAGGAGATGACTGAGGCGTTGGCGTTGGCGGCGCAGATCAGCCCCAGTCAGATCACCGGGAAATTGGTCAACGTTTCCGCCGAAGCCCTGGCGGCCGCCGAGGCGAACCAGCAGCGCAAGCTAACCGCCAAGCGGGATGGGTTCGGGGAATCATGGGAGCAGGTTTTCCGGCTGGCGTCCGACATCGAAGGCGACCCGGTGAGTGCCGCGGATACCGCGAGCGAAGTTGTGTGGCGGGACACCGAGGCACGGGCGTTCGGCGCGATTGTGGACGGCATCACGAAGCTGGCGGCGGCGGGGATCCCGATTGAGGAGCTGATCGACATGTTGCCGGGCGTGTCTCAGCAGCAGGTCGCTTCGATCAAAGCGGCTATTCGGATGGGTCAGGTTAATGAGCTGATCGCGGCGCTGAACCAGCAGCCGGCGGCGGCGCCGGCCGGCCCACCCGAAAATGTTCCCGGCGCCGCCGCCCCAACCGGGCCGTCGCCGGCGAACATGCCCGCCACCACCGCGATGCGTAACGCCCAGGTGGTTGGCTAGTCATGCCCACGGCCGGGCAGGTCGCCAACTTCCAAGGTCTGCTGGGGCGGATAGCACGCCACGCCGGCGCCGCGGTCGCCGCCATGTTCGCTACCGGCGACGTCCACAACTATCCGAAGATCGTCGACCCCTACCTGGCGGCGTCGGCGCAAGTGTCGGCGGCCTGGTATCACAGCCTGGCCCCTGAAATCCCGTTCGCCGCCGAGCCCGGCCCGCTGCCACCACCAGAAGCCCTGCTCAACAACGTGGACTACGCGATGACGACCGCAGAGCCCGCGCACACCCTGCAAGGCTCCACCGACCGGCATGTGTTTGAAACCAGCGGCCTGACGGTCGCGCACAACGCCGACCGCGAAGGCGTGAAATATGCGCGCTACGCGTCGGCGAACGCGTGCGCGTTCTGCCGGATACTGGCTACTCGCAAAGCGGTGTACACGTCGGAGGCCGCCGCGACCCGCGTGGGAGGTGGTCGGGGCGGTCACCCCCGCGGGTCGCGCGCCATCGGATCGTCCTACCACGACAACTGCCATTGCATCGCCGTACCCGTGCGGCCGGGCGACGACTACCACCCACCCGACTACGTCGACCAATGGCAACAAGACTATGAAGCCGCCCGCCGCGACTCCGACGTCCACACCTTCGACGACATCGTCAACCACATGCGCCGCACCCAGTACGCCCGCGACACGTCACCGTTCAAAGGGCTAAGCCAAGAGCCAACGCCGTCCGGCTGGCTAAGCCAAGAGCCAACGCCGTCCGGCTGGCTAAGCTAAGAATCGCCGTCCGCGCGTTAAGCCAACGCTAAAACCCTTGCGGCTAAACAGGGTTTTCGCCCGACAGGGCGCTAAACACGGACCGCCCGACAGGGCGCTAAACAAGGAAACCACATGTCCGAACCAACCACGACCGAAACCGTCGAAACGACAGGCGAACCGTCGCCCGAGTTCGAGCCGATCACCTCGCAAGAGGATTTCGACAGACGAACGAAGGCCCGCGTCGCCCGCGCGACAGCGAAATTCGCCGACTACGACCAGCACAAAGCAGCCGCCGCCGAGCTCGCCGCCCTCAAAGCTGCGAACCTCACCGAAGGCGAACGGCAATCTGAACGGATCCGCGCACTGGAAACCGAACTGCAAAACGAACGCCACGCCAACCTACGGCGCGACGTCGCCTACACCAAAGGCGTCCCAGCAGAACGGATTTCGGGCAGCACCCGCGAGGAGTTGGAACAGTCAGCCGATGAACTGTTGGCGTTCGTCGCCGAACGGGCGCAACCCATCAAACCCACTAGACCGGCCGCCGGGCTGCGATCCGGCGCGTCAAACACCGATTCGCGGATGGACCCCAAAGAGCGGGCCGCCGCCGCGCTGCGCCAATGGCGCAGCGGATAAAATTTGAGAGGAATCACCAATGGCCGACATTTCGCGGGCCGAAGTCGCAACCCTGATCGAAGACGCATACTCACACGTCCTACTTGACGCCGCGGTATCGACGTCGGTTGTCCTGCAATCATTCCCGATCGTCAACATGGGAACGAAGATCACCCACCTACCCGTGCTGGCGACACTGCCCGCTGCTGGGTGGGTGACCGAGGTCATGGATACCACCGGCGTTAAACCGACCGCCGATGTCACCTGGGTCGATCGCACGCTGGTCGCCGAGGAAATCGCCGTCATCATCCCGGTACACGAGAACGTCCTCGAGGACGCCACCGTGGACATCCTCACCGAGATCACCACCCGCGGCGGGGAAGCCATCGGCGAAGTCCTCGACCTGGCCGTGCTGTTCGGGACGAATAAGCCCGCGTCGTGGGTGTCGGCGGATCTGCATTCGGCGGCGGTGTCGGCCAGTCAGACCACCCCGGCTAACACCCCGGCGATCGCGGCCAGCAGCAAAGACATCGTCGGCGCCGTGAACACCGCATCCCGGCAGTTGGCGTCGGCCGGGCTGGTGCCTGACACGCTGATCGCGCCGCTGACGTTCCGCTATGACGTGGAACAGATCCGCGACACGATGGGTCAGCCGATTTTCCGCAACGAACAATTCGCCGGCTACAACACGAATCTGGTGAAGAACGCGTCGTGGAACACCAACACCGTGCTGTTCGTCGCGGACAGCCGCCGGATCCGGATCGGTGTGCGCCAGGACATCCAAGTGAAAATCTTGGATCAGGCCACGCTCGGCACGGTGAACCTGGCCGAACGCGACATGGTGGCCGTGCGGATGAAGGCCCGCTACGCCTACGTGCTGGGGATTTCGGCGACCCGGCTGAACGCCACCGCCACCCCGGTTTCGGCTGTGGTGCCCTCAGGTAGCTGACCGTGGCGTTCGCCCGCGATGCAGATGTCGAAGCCGCCCTCGGGCGGCCCTTGGGCGGCCTCGACGTCTCATTCCTGCTGGAAACCGCGACGGATCTGATCCTCGGCTACCTCAACACCGACATATCTGGTGTGCCGGATCCGTTGCCGCCGCTGCTGACCCGAGTTTGTGCGGAGATGGTCGCCAACGTCATCAACCGGCCGCAGTCACCGCCGGATCCCACCGACGACGCCTACACCCTCGGGCCGTACGCCTACCAT